GGCATCAAGGATGTCGATGACGTGGAGGTTCTGTTCGAGCCTGCGGCTTACGTGACTCTCTCGGAGAAGTACGCGGCGGCGGCGCAGGCTTCCGGGCTTCTCGCGATCCGCACGATTCAGCGGCAGATCCTCGGCATGTCTCAGGCTGCTATCGCTGAGGACGAGGTGAACCGTGCGGCGGAGCAGTTGCAGGCGTTCACGTTGACGGGCGGGGCGGATGCCGAGCAGCAGTGATCGGATCATCCTCGGCTACTCGAGGGCGGTCGCTGATGTTCGCGCGCGGGTTGTCCGGTTCGCGGCGACGTCGTGGAACGGGATGCCCGACTACCGGGATGCCGATGTTGACCGGATGGTGCGGCTTGTCGTCCCTGTTGTGGCGGCTGGGCAGACTCGTGCGGCGTCTCTGACGGTTGCATACCTGCGTGCGCTTGCGGACTCCGCTGGCGTTACCCTCACAGGCGCGGTAGACGCCTCTGTGACGGCCTATCGGGGGGTCCCTGCGGTGGATGTGTACCGGCGTCCTGCTGTGACGTTGTACACGGCCCTGTCGAATGGTGTTTCGTTCACCGATGCGAAGGCGCAGGGGCTTACTCGGCTTGTGTCTCTGGCGTCTACGGACATTCAGCAGGCGCGTAACCGGCAGGCGGCGGCGTCCATCGCTGGCTCGGGGTTCAAGTCGTTCTCTCGTGTGCTGTCTGGCACGGAGGATTGCGAGCTCTGCACGGTAGCCGCTGACCGGACGTACTACCGGGGCGACCTGATGCCGATCCATCCCGGCTGTGATTGCGGCGTGACTCCGAACGGCTTCGGGCGTGCCGCTGATCCGGTGGACGGCGCCCGCGAGACCGCCGTGCACGAGCACGGCGAATACGGCCCCACGTTGGCGTGGGCTGGCGAACACTTCACCGGCCCCGACGACTTCTAACACTTCCCACTTCCTGTGGGTTGGCCCTGCCTAGGTGGCGGGGCTTTTTCCATTCCCGAGACGGGGACACGCAATGTCTGACAACACACCTGTTGAACCGACCGAACCCACCGCGCCCGAGACGAGCGCACCGGCAGAGCCGATTCGACTTCCCGACGATCACCCCCTCGTGAAGACCCTGGCAACGCTCCGTGAGGAGAACAAGGTGTTCAAGAGCAAGGCGGGTCGTCTCGATGAGATCGAAGAAGCGCAGAAGACGGAACTTCAGAAGGCGCAGGACCGTGCAGAAGCAGCCGAGCGGCGCGCATCTGACGCGGAAGCCGCCCGGCTGAAGGCATCCACTGCCGCGCAATTCGGAGTCCCCGAGGAACTTCTCTCAGGCTCCACCGCGGAAGAACTCAAGTCATCCGCCGAACGACTCATCGCATTCAAGGGGCCTCAGCCCACCGCACCGTCTCCGGACGGGCAGGGCGCCGTGGGCGTCCCCATCTCAAGTCAGACGAAGCAGATCACGTCACTCGACGAACTCAGCAAACTCTCTCCCGCAGAAGTGAATCAGGCCCGGCGTGAAGGCCGACTGGATTCCCTTCTCGGCAACTCTTGAAAGGAGGGTGATCCCTCATGGCGATCACCAACTACATTCCCACGATCTGGCACGCGTCTCTCCTCGAGAACCTGCACCAGAACACGTTCGTCATCCCTACGCTGAACCGCGACTACGAGGGTGACATCAAGGACGGCGGCGAAATCGTCAAGATCACCGGCTTCACTCAGCCGACGATCGGCACCTACGCGGGTTCGATCACCCGTCAGGCGCTCACGGACTCGAGCCAGTCGCTCCTGATCGACCAGAAGAAGTACTACGCCTACCTCGTCGATGACGTGAACCGCGTTCAGGCTGCGGGTTCGTTCGACCAGTTCCAGGCTGACGCAGGCGCTGGCCTCGCGGACACGGCTGAGGACTTCGTTCTCACGACCATGCTGTCGGGTGGCACCTCGGCCGGCACGACCGCTGTCACCACGGCGGCACTCGCGGACACCGCGGTCCGGAGCATCCGTACTGCGCTCGTCAAGGCCAAGGTGCCGTCCGCTAACCGCTTCCTCGCGGTCAACCCGGAGGCGGCGGCGTACCTCATGGATTCGTCCACCTCGCTGTTCAAGGCGAACGAGTCCGGCTCGGACGAGACGATCCGCAACGGTGTCATCGGTCGCTACCGCGGCTTCACCGTCGTGGAGACGCCTTCGGCCTCGCTGGCGAACACCTCCAAGCCGTGCTTCATCGGCTACTGGGGTCGTGCCGTGGCGTTCGCCGAGCAGCTCGTTCAGCAGCGCGCAAACCAGGCGCTCGACGCGTTCGGTGACCAGATCGACGGTCTGCACGTCTACGGCGCGAAGGTTCTCCGCGCCACGGCTGTCCAGCACTACGTCTCGGCGTAAGTCAACGGGGGTGGCGGCTCCGGCCGTCACCCCCTCCCCAGCCCGTCACAACTCTCGGAGGCGTCATGGCAGTTGTAAAACTGGCATCACAGGATGATGTCGAGGCCAGTTTTGGTCGTAGCTTGACCTCCGCTGAGGCTGGTCGGGTCGATGCGATCCTCGACAAGCTCTCGGAACTGTTCAGGCGTGAGTCTGGACAGCGGTTCACGGTGGGTTCGTCCACGGTGCGGCTGAAGGTGAACGGCGGCAGGGTGTACTTGCCGCAGTCGCCGCTCGTGGAGGTTGTGTCAGTCGTTGACGATGACGCCGTTGAGGTGGAGTACACCGCAGCGGGTTCGTGGCTGACGGTTGACATGGCCTCGAATGAGTTCGTCACTGTGGAGTACGAACACGGCAGTGCGAAGGCGCCGGATCTCGTGCGTTTGGCGGTCGCTGATGCAGCTCGTCAGGTGCTCTCGGTCGATCCCGTCGCGGCGACTGGTGTGTCTCAGCGTGGTGTGACTACGGGACCGTTCTCGGACCAGTTCACGTATGCGGGGTGGGCGCAGGGTGGTTCCGCTCGGCTTTCACCGGATGACGTTGCTCTTGCTCGTTCGTATCGGGTGAAGGTGCCGACCGTCTGGGTGCAGTCGCCGTGAGGACCGTGGCTGAGTACGTGGACCACGCGGCGTTCGAGGCTGGGGCTGTGGATTCGCACGGCAACCCGGTGGAGGCGTGGGCTACTGCGACTTCGGTGGGCGTGTATGCGTTCGATCCGGGGGCGACCTCGGAGCCGCGTGAACCGGGACGCGATCGGGTGGATACGTCCCCGACGCTCTACCTTCCGTCGACTGTGGTGTTCGGCGCGCGCGACCGGGTGACCGCTCGAGGCGTGCTGTATGAGGTGGAAGGCGTCACCCGCCAGTTCGTGCACCCCACTGATGCTGATCGTGCCGCGAATGTGGCGACACTGCGGGCGGTGATCGGGTGAACGTCAAGTGGAAGTTCCACGTCATCAAGGGCTACTGGGAGTTTCAGCGTCAGGCGGCTGTTGGTGAGGCGCTGCTGGCCCGTGGTGAGGCTATCGCCGCCGCTGCGGGTGACGGTGTGGAGGCGGAACTTACACCGCGTCAGGCGGGCCGTCGTGGGACTCCGGTTGTCCGGGTTCGGACGGTCACTAACGAGGCGCGTGAAGCTGAGGCGCAGTCGCGCACGTTGACACGAGCTCTGGATGCGGGGCGGCAGTGATGGAAGCGATCAAGTTTCCCGACGTTGAGGCCCTGCTGGTCGAGTACCTGAACGGTGTGCTGGCTGAGCCGGTGTCCACGAAGGTGCCGTCTCCTCGTCCCGCGACGTTCGTTCGCATCGTCCGCACGGGCGGGTTCACCACAGGACTAGTCACCGATGAAGCACTCATCACGTTCGAGGCGTGGGCGTCGACCGAGCCGGCCGCGCAGGATCTCGCGCAGCGTGTGCGTGCATACCTCCGCGCCGTCGATGTTGTCGATGGTGTCCAGTTCTACGGGCCTATCAATCCGACTGGCCCGGTCAATCTTCCTGATCCTGCCACTCAGCAGGCCAGGTACACGGGCCTGGTGTCCGTTGGGGTTCGCGGCACCGCCATCTAGAACCCATCCCCTAAAAGGTGACGGCGATTCATCCATAAGGGAGTTGATATGCCTACTGCTGCAAACGTGCGCGTTGGCAAGCCGAAGTCTACGGGTGGCGTGTACGCGGGTGCGCTTGCGGCTGTCGCCCCGGATGACGCTGCCACCGCGCTTGATGTCGGTTTCACATCGCTTGGGTACGTCTCGGAAGAGGGCGTGACCCAGACGAAGGGGATCGAGACGGAGACGATGGTCGCCTGGGGTGGTGACGAGGTGCGGGTGATGAAGACTTCCGACGCGCTCTCGTACTCGCTGACCCTGATCGAAACGTCCGCCGCGGTTCTCGGTGAGTACTTCGGTGCCGACAACGTGGCGACGGTCTCGGGTGTCACGACGGTCTCCGTCAACGGCACCGAACTGCCGCGACGGTCTTACGTCTTCGAGCTTCTGGACGGGGACTCCGCGATTCGCGTCTACCTTCCGGTCGCGCAGATCACCAACACCGACGACATCACGTTCGTGGATGGTGAGCCCATCGGGTTCCCCATCACCATTTCGGCCTACCCCGACGAGGCCGGCAACAAGGCGTACTGGTTCCTGGAGGACGTGGGCGCCTAACCAAAGACATGGGGTGGGTGGAGAACTTCGCCGTCACGCCACCCACCCCAGCAGTACATGAAGTGACGGCAGAAAAGGTGACGGCTCATGGTTTATCAGGTTCCCCCTTCGAATGCGTCGAAGGATCAGAACAAGTTCAAGTTCGAGGTTGATGGCGTGGAGCACGTCATCCCCAAGCTGAAGTTTCTCCCGGTGGGGACTGCGGAGAAGCTGGCGGACCCGGAGGTTTCGGAGTCGGTGAAGATGCTGCTCCCGTTCCCCGAGGGTCCGGTGCGTGATGCGGTTCGCACGCTTGACAGCGAGCAGTTCCAGGGGCTTGTGCAGGCGTACCGGGACGATTCCGGTATCAGCGTGGGGGAATCCTCGGCCTCCTAGAGTTCGTTCGCGAGTTCGAGGAGGCCGTTGAGTTTCATCTGATCGTCCTCGGGCTGCGGCTGGAATGGCTCGGTTCTGAGGCGCTGTCGTGGCGTGATCTGTTGCTCATCGCGAAGTTCGCGGACCCGACGTCGGTTCTGTTCCGTGCCGTTCATGGGCATGTGTGGACCGACACGGAACAACTGTTGGCGATCGTGGCCGATAGCGTGCGCGCGGCGAACTGGCAACGAGCGGGCGGCAAGGGCGGCAAGCCTAAGCCTCTGCCTCGCCCGAAGCCGAAGACGCAGGCGCGCAAGTTGACCCCCGATGAGATCCGTGACCTCGGGCGCGGTGTGGCACGTACCGGATCAATGGGTACGGCCCGCGATATGTCCGATGTGAAGTCTTGGTTGGAGGCTAAGAATGGCCGCAGGCGTTGAGCTCGCAACAGCGTACTTCAGCCTGGTCCCTTCGATGGACGGGGTTGCCGCTGAAGCGAAGAAGGGCTTCGGTGACGGCCAGATTGACACCGCCGCCGAGGAAGCCGGTAAGCGCACGGGTGGGCGGTTCACGACGGGCGCGAAGGTCGCGATCACGGCGGGCGCGGCGGCACTGGGCGCTGGCATCGTCAAGGTGTTTCAGACGGGCATGGATGAGTTGAAGTTCGGTGAGCAGATCAGCGCTCAGACGGATCAGCTCATTGCCAACACGGGTGCGGCGTTCTCTACCTCGTGGGTGGAGGATTACACGCTCGCGCTGTCGCAGGTGTCGGGCATCTCGGAAGAGTCCTTGCAGGAAGCCGGCAACAGCGTCCTCAAGTTCGGGGATGTCAGCCAGGGGAACTTCGAACGCGCCGTGGGCGCAATCAACGACATGGGCGCGGCGGGCAAGGACGTTTCTGGTGTCGGTGAGGCGCTGGGTAAGGCACTCGCTGAGCCTGCGGAAGCCGCGGGGCTCCTGAAGCGGGCCGGCGTCATCCTGGACGACGAGCAGCAGAAACTCATCGACAGCTTCACTGCCGTGGGCGACAAGGCCGGCGCGCAGTCGGTGATCCTCGACTCGCTCGAGGGCACCTATGGCGGGATGGCTGAGGCAACCGGGGCCACACTGACCGGCAACCTCAACAAGCTCGGCAACGCATGGGAGAACACGGCCGCGGTTGCGGTCGAAGCTCTCATGCCCGCGATCATGGGCATCGTCGATGTTCTCGGCACGGTGTTCACGTGGATACAGGACAACGAAGGCATCATGCCGCTTCTCGCGGTGGGTGTCGGCATCCTTGCTGCGGCGTTCATTGCGCTCAGTGTCGCGATGTGGGCGGCTTCGGTTACCCCCATTGGGCTCGCTATCGCCGGCATCGTGATTGCCATTGGTCTGCTCATCGCGGGCATCGTGCTGCTGGTTATGAACTGGGACGCGGTGGTGAAGTTCATTTCCGATATCTGGGGCGGCTTCCTTGACTGGGTGGCTTCGGTTACCGAGGGGTTCGTCTCCTGGTGGAACGACGTATGGGAGGGCTTCGGCAACTTCCTCGCTGACGTCTGGAACAACATCGTCAAGGGCATCGAGACGGCTATCAACTGGATTGCCGACATCATCGGCACGGTGCTCGAAACGATCACGGGCGTGTGGGAGTCCATGTGGCAGGGCATGGTGGACTTCCTCAGCACTGTGTTCGCCGGGATTGTGGGGGTGGCGAAGGCTCCTATCAACGGGATCATCGCGCTCATCAACGGTGCGATCGAGGCGCTGAACCAACTCAGTGTGACGATTCCTGACTGGGTGCCGGTCATCGGTGGTGAGACGTGGGGGTTGAACCTCCCGAAGATCCCGATGCTCGCTGAGGGCGGCACGATTCTGCGTTCCGGTTCGGTGATCGTCGGTGAGAACGGGCCTGAGCTCCTACGGCTTCCGCGTGGCGCCTCCGTCGACCCGGATATTGCCGGCGCGGGCGCTGGCACGGGCATCGAGATCACGCAGAACATCTACCCCGCCGAGGGCATGAGTGAGCAGCAGATCGGCCGGATCTCCGCGGAGAAGATCGCGTTTGCCATGAGGGGGAACTGATGCGCGCAACCCTGGACGGGCTTGAGTTCGTCTTCGCGGGCTCGGGTGATGCCACATACATCCTCGACTCTAACGACGGACTCAAGGGCTGGTTCGAGGGTGTGGAGATGCGTCACGAAACCGTCGAACGCCCCACGGGTGACGGCGACTTCGACGCGCCCGCATTCCTAGCCTCGCGGCTCATCACCCTCACCGGGTGGATTCTCACTGATTCCGACGACGCGGCTTTTGAGGTTGCGATGAAGGGTCTTGAGGATCTGCTTGCCGATGGGAGCATGTCTGAGTTCGCGGTGGAGCAGGCGACGGGCACGTACACGTGCCAGGTTCGCCGGCACGGTTCCCCTGAGCTTGACATGGTTGTGTACGGGCGTAGCGCCCGCTTCCAGTTGCAGTTGTGGGCGCCGGATCCGACGAAGGTGTTGCTCCCGTGACGTGGGTGAATAAGGTCTACTACACGCATGACGGTGCGTATGCGGGGACGCTTCCGTGCAGCGATGCCAGTTGGC